CTCCCCGCCGATAGGTGACCTGGCGACTGGCAAACTGTTGCAGCTGCGCGGTCAACCAGGCGGCCCCTTGGTGCAGCAGGTCCACAGCAGGTCAGGCTTTCCGGAGCAGTTCCACGTCAAACACATCCAGTCGCACCTGGTTCCCCACATTGGCCACGGACCAGGTGGCTGTGATTGCCACAGTCTGGGCGGCCGTCGTATCGAGGGCACTGGCCGCCAGCTTGGCGGGCTTGGCCGCGACTGTGCCCTCCACCCCCAGGGCCTGCAGTCCACTGGCGACCACGGAGCCGGTCGTTCCAATCGCCCGAACGACCAGGTCCGCCTCGAGGTGAAAGATGTCGTTGTTGTTGACGTCGAGAGCCCCGGTGGCCAGCACAATCAGCGACCCGATCTTGAGCTTGATGTTCAAGGTGTCGGTCGAGTTCGTGCTGGGACAAATTCCCTGGGCCCGGATCCGCAACACGTCCCCCAACTGCAGGGTGTTGCCGGGGAGCGTGACCGACTTGTCGAAAGAGGTCTCCGTGATCGTGTTGGTGATCACGGCACTGGCCGCCTCGGCGGAGTACAACAGGTCGGCTGAGGCCTGCACCTCCAGGAGCACCCGCACTGTCGTGTCGGTCGCGGCGGCCTCCTTGACCACCCGGCCCACCAGGCGGCCAACCGCGGAGTCCCCCGCGACCCGCAAGTTCGTCGCGTCCCAGTACACCTTCTGCCCGACGGTCAGGCCGGTTCCGGTGGGCTTGGTGAATTCGAACACCCCCTCGATCGCCAACGAACCGAGTCGATTGGCGGCGATCTCCGTGCGGGTGATGCCCAGCAGGTCTCCCTGGACGACCACATCCCCCGACGCCCGGGCGGCTGTCGGGGTGTAGTCGATCGCATTTCCATCCTGCACATAGGTCGCTTGTGGCATCGCTGGATCTCCTCGGAAACAACGGTGAAACGGTCAGCCCCCAGATCACACTTCGCCTTTACTGCGGATGCCGCCCCGATAGTCCTGCAGACTGACCCCGAAGTCGTGGAACCCCCGCATCTGGATCCCCAAGACGTTGAAGTCCGCGTCGGCGGTTTCGATCGTGGGGGACTCCTGGCCATTGAGGAACGCCACCTCAATGACCGGCAAATCACTGGGCTCTGCCAGCAGGTACCACGCCTTGGCGGAATTCCCCGGGAAGCGGGTGTTGGCGAGATAGCGACCGACTTCGACCCGGTACTTCCCCTGGTGCGGATTGGTGATCGGAAATTTCGCATTGGCAGTGTTGTCCCGCAGCTCCAGCGACTTGAAGAGCTGTGAGGCCACCGCCGACAACGCCGTGGGCACCAACAGGATGGCCGGCATGATGCCGATCGGCTGGTTGTCACTGTCGACCTGGTCCATGAAGGCGACTTCCGCCTTCGTCAGTCCATCGATCGTCAGCGCGGTATCCGCTCCCGTCAGCAAGGTCTTGTTGGCCGCGGTGAAGAACGCCGCATTGTTGAGGAACACCGTCCAAAAGACATCGTTGATCTTCAGGCCCGATCCCCGGCCGAGCTTCCGGGGGACCGTGGTGATCGCCCCCAGGTCGTCATTGATGATGTCCCGCCGGTCGATCGACATCATCAGGCCGTAGGTGTCAGCCTTGTTGGTGTAGGTCTCATTCCCCAGGGTGCCATGCTTGAGCTCCCCCCCCGGGGCCACCTGCTCGTAAGTGTCCTTCCCAATCAGCCGATAGCTGGTCACTGTCTTGAAGTCCGTGACGTTCCGCACGGCACAGATGTTGCGCCAGACCCGCTCGACGGAGAAAAATCCCTCGAGGAGGAACTTGTTGGACACCGTCGCCAGGATCTGGCCAATGTCGATCGTCGAGAACGCGGCCTCGACATCCCGGCCGAACGCGGAGCGGAGCACCGCCCGGCTGTCACGGAAGTTGCGCCCGGAGTAGCCGTTCGCCCAAGCGGCTTCGAGCAACAGTTCCTGCAGGCCAATTCCACCTCGAAAGCGGCGGGCAGCCAGGTCCAGTGTCTGTGGCTCAAACAACTGCTCGACCCCGGCATACTTTGAAGACAACAGGCAGGCGGCCTCGAGGACCGTAGAATTCACGGTGTTGTCCCGCAGATGGACCGCAGGAGCAGTGGGGCGCAATTCCCGCAACACGGTCAGTTCCGCTCGTTGCTCGGGCCAACCCTCCCGGATCGCCTGTGCTTCCAGCTGGGGCCAGCGCCCCCCAAAATGACGCCGCACCGCCGCGATGCGTTCCACCTCGGCCGCCGCCTGAGCCCGCAGTTCCTCGATCGAAGCCTGCTGCACAGCAGCCGCGTGCCCGCTCGGATCCCCAGAAGTGGCGGGAATTCCGGTCGCCTCGACTGCCGCCGTCGCCGCTGGCGGAGGAGGGACTGGCCGTTCAGCAACCGGAGGCGTGGCGGCCGGCGGGGGGGTGACCGTGGTCGGGGAGATCTCAGCATCCATGGATTGCACTCCGGGAATGGGGGATGCGGTGGCCAGCACACTGGCACTGGTCGCACCATCGGCTCCCAAGTCAACGAAACTGATCTCCCCCAAGGTGGACTTGCGGACCACATTGGTGGGACCGACGAACGAACGCCCATTGACCGTGACCGCCTGGCCTTCACGGACGAATTCGAATTCTTCGACAGCGGCTCCAATCGAAGCCTGCCAGGGAAATCCATTCTTGGACGAGGTCACCACCTCCCGGGCCGTCGGTGTGTCCCGTGAAATCACTCCGGTGGCGACCAGAACACCCCCCTCGACTCGGAGACTGTCGGTGTGTCCGACACCACTGCCGGGGTCATGTGAAAACCGAATGGGCCGCGCCTGGGACGGAATGGCCAATCCGGCCAGATCCAGGATCACTGGATGACGCCAACCCGCCACCCGCATGGGCCCCCCGGTGTAGGCCACCATTCGAAAACGGGGGAGAGCACTGGCTCCCGAGGCCTCGCCAGCCGCTTCCAGTTCGAACTCCGTGGTCCCCTGCAGGCTCAGGGGAGCGGGACTCGGATGCGGTTCAATCATCAAGGACGGGTGCGGCATCGGCCGGATCCTCTTCAGGAGCAGGAGTCGTGTGACCCGGTGGGTCGACTGGAGCACGGGCTTGGGAGTCGAGCGGCAGGCCCAATTCCCGCATCAAGGCGATTTCCTTGGCCCTCTGCCGGAGCTGCATTTCCCAGTCCTGGCCACGACGGGCGAACTCGTCGGCGAGCGTTGTGGTGTGTGACTGCAGCCGGGTCGCCTGGGCCGAGGCTTCCTTCTGGGGGTCGACATGCTCATTGCCGTCGAAAAACCAGGTGTGTCGCCAGGCGGCGATGGCCCCCGAGGTTTCCGGGAGCAATCCGGGGATCAACACGGCCTCATCGAGCCAGGCCGCCAATAAACGATCGAGCACCACACGGGCCAACTGGGACTGATCAACGCGGATCGCTTTGAAATACACCTGGTGATCCATCCGACCCGAGGCGTAGTTGTAAGAGGCACTGTTCGCGGCCGCGATATTGAACGGCATGTTCAGGCAACGGGCGATTTCATTCAGAATCTCAGCTTTGAACTCCCGATAGGTGGTCGTCGGCTGCTGAGCCTCAATTTGAGACATTCGCCAGCCCCCTGGCATCGTCACGAGCGCCCGCTTCTCGAGTTCGATTGGCTCAAATGGCTCGGCGGAATCGGCCTCGCCATTGGCGGGAGCATCGGTGTACAGGATGCCGGCGAAGTCAGCCGCGGTCTCAGCCGCGGCGAGGACGGCCAGGGTGAAACGCCGCAATTGGGCAAACAGAGGCAGGGCCGGCAGGATGTCGGGGACTCCCCGGTACTGGCTCGGTCGATCAGCGCGGAACCAGTGAATCATCCCTCCCGCCGGGACTTGTTCGAAATCGACAAGTCCTCCCACGGGAACATCCCCCGGGTGATGTTTGAGGACGTGGTACTCAATCGGGTTCCCCCAGGCATCCAGAACGATTCCATCCACGCCACTGTTCAGAGGATTCAGGTGGGGAGTCGTCACCTGGTCGGCTTCCACCAGCCGCAGATCCAATTGGATGGGATGGGACAGCCGGGGATTGCTGATCAACAGCCCAAACGCCTCCCCATCGGTCGCTCTGGCCATCCGCATCGTGCGGAGCTTCGCCGCCAGGCCAATCGCCTCCGACCACTCGTGGAACGCGACTTCGATCCGGCGATTGGCTTCTTGATCGGACGTCAGCATCTGCAACCGAGGCCCCGTGCCGATCAAATCATTCGCCAGAGTCAGGACGATTCCCTTCGCATAACTGTTGTTGGCGACTTCGTACCGGGCTCGATTCCGGAGTGTACGACGGACACTCGCCGTGTTGGCGGCATTCGCCGACAGGCCATCCGCCTGCGCCCAATGTCGGCGATTGTCTTCGGTGGTGGTCGCCGCATCGTAGCGCGCATGGACCACCGGCCGCCGCGATTGGGCTTGCGATGGCTTCGAGGACAACCAGTGCGAGAGCCAAGGGAACATGCTCATTCGGCTCCCGGAGGAACAAGTTTCGAGAACCGCAGTCCCCGCCGTTTGGCTTTGACTGCTGCCTTGGCCTGGAGATACCGGTCGGCGGCGATCTGGTCAGGCAGCGAGTGCTGTTCGACACTGCCAGCGTCCCCCGCGACCTTGGCCGGCCCCGTTGCGTTCTCGCGAAGGGTGGAATCCAGCTCCTCTGGCATCGCCCGGCTCC